CGTATTCGTACTTGTACTCTGTGGTCGGTGTAGTCACCAATTGCGCCAGCTTCACCTTTTTGAAGCTGAATGACCACGGGTAGATCAACAGCGCCTGATCGCGGATGTCGCTGTACAGGCGGTCACAGGTATTGGCTTCGTCCGTTCCCTCGTTGAAAGAAGAGATCGGCTTTGCGCCGAGCATGATCAGCGCGTCAGAACAAACGGAAAGGGCTGAATCACCTGCTGCCATTTGGCGCTCCCAGTACTTGTCTTGTCCATCCGCTCATTGAACGGATGTTGGTAGCTAACCCAGCAGAAATGTCTTTTTGAATTGCAGCATGCCATTCATCAAGATTTGATTTGCTTTTCCACGGAGCGCCACGCGGATTTGATGCACCAACCTTTGAGGCATCATGTTTAACTTGAGTATCGAAAAACTGCCCATCATCAGGAACCAGGTCAATTGGGCATCCGCAAAGGATCACCTCATCATAGCCAAGCAGGCTTGCAATACGGGCCGCTCCCCAGCCGGAAGTACCACGGACACCAGCAAGGCACGGCCAAACACAATCAATCGACTTCAGATCATCAGGCTTGATACTTGACTTGTACGGAGTGTGAATAACAACCTCGTCACCCCATTTTTCTCGGTGCAGTTTTTTCATCCTAACAGCATGTTCTGGATGATGCGTCACAGCATGTTTTGCCTTAACGATAGACACCGAAAACTTTACAGCAATCACATCAGCGTTCGGCCTGATTTGCAATGCATAAGACAGGTCAGACGAAACGCAAGTGGCAGAGCCGACAACAAGGACGGCCCTGCCACCCCACTGCATTAGTCCGTATCCGTTGCAGTCACAGTCACGCCGTCAGTAATGTCAACAACAGTACCGCTGTTGGCATTAACATAGGCGGTAGACATCACCGGAGTGCCACCCGTTGCCGAGTAGCAGAAGATCAGATCGCCAACCTTGAGGATGGAAGCAATGCTATTGAAATACCCCGAAGCGCGGATGACCGACTGGGCATCAGTGCTGCTGTAGGTATAGATAGCCGGTGCATTGCCAGCCTTCGATTGACCACCAACGGCATTGAAGCCGGTTGCGGAAAAAGCCATGATTTATTGCTCCTTATCTCAGGTTTCGCGGCAGGTGATTTTGACGATACCTTCATCGTCGATGGCAATCGCACCAGCCGAAAACACTTCGTTAACCAGCCACGAAGTCTTTTCTGCAATGTAATTGATCTCGGTACGCATTCCAATGCCTTCACCGTAGCCAACAGCCATCTGATGGAAAGCAAAGCAAGAACGATCCAGCGAGCCATCAATAACCAAGCCACCCTCGGAACGATCGCCCAGCGTGTGGAAGGTGAAGCCCAGGAACGAATTGATATCGCCCTGCACCAGCGCCTTCACGCTGTTGAAGTCGCTAGAGGTAACAGAGGTTTCCGACAGCAGCGAAGCAAGACCGTTGCCGTGGATAATGATGTGACGGCCTTCCGGCGGCACATTGTTTTTATCCAGCAGACGCTTAGCTTCACGCAGCTTTGCCACATTGAGGTTGCTGTCTGTGCCGCCAATGTCATTGCTGACGGTCAGCGAGGTGGACGAAGCAGTCAACGCATCCAGAATCATCTGGTCTTGACGGCGGCCCATAGCGCCAGCAACAACTTGCACCAGTTCTTGGCGCTCGTCGAAGTTGACTTTGGCTTGGCTGAAAATGTCAGAGTACTCGGCAGCGTTGTAGTCGGCCAGGGTACAGGTGACGGTGGAGAAAGCGACATTCAGCGGGGTGACATCGGTCTGCGGAACGCGGATCGTTGCTACGCCCTTGCCCACTTTCGGGAACTTCACAGTGCTGCCTTCAACCCCTCGACGCTGGCGAACCGCCGGAACCAGCATGGCCTTACCTTGGTAAGCCTGCTTGACTTCCGCATCGAAGAGAGTAACGAAGGCGTTCGAGAGAGACACGCTCATGGTATTACCTCATTCAAAAATTTAGGATTGGGTTCTCGCGCCGGTATGCCAAGAGTCTGGGCCGAATGCTTGTTGGTTACGCCAACCACGCGACAGCGCTTGCTGTAAGAAGGGCCAAAAATC